GATCGGTATTGGTAATTTAACAGATCTTGGCATAGCCACTTCAAAAATAGATGGCATATTTTCTTTACTCAAAAAATCTTTAACTGTTGCTACATAAGCATCTTCAGATCTCATACCACCTCTAACTAAACTCTGGTATCTTTCTATTCCATTATATTTTTTCTTTTGATCAGTTTTTTCACTACTACCAAAACTTTTAAACATTGACATTCCACCATCTACTTCTCCAAGATCAGTTTTTAACATTTTTTCAAAATATTTATATTCTTCAAACGCTGGTCTATCTTTAGTAAATAATGTTTTTATATGTTTAATGTTATCCATGCTTTCGATACTAAGCTTGTCAGCAAAACCAGCTGTAAACATAACTTGTTCTTCGATTGCATCTATATCTTCAATAGTTTCAGCAATAGATAATTGACCATTTATATAATCTAAAACCATTGGATCTGTTATTATTGGTCCTTCAGTTTTAATCTTAAATAAAGTGTTTCTTTGTGCAGAGTTAATTTGATCTGCTTTAAATAAATCTGTTATGTAATCTAAAGATGGAGCAGTACCATCATCTAATTGTATCTTTAATAATATATCCGTAAAGTTTGCAATCTTTTGATTTTTATCTGCTTTGTCTAATCTAATAGCATCTAAATCTTTTTCAGCTGTAATACTAACTAAAGCATTTTTTGCATCATCCAATATTCTTTTAGCCTGGACAGCTCCAAACTTCGCAGTAATTTCCTTTCCTCTTTTTAAAGTATCAACTGGATTGTTTCTGTTTCTATTATAAAAACGGAGTTGTATTGCTTGTAATTTTTTATCTTCCTTTATGTCTTTTAATTCTTCAGGTGTGTACTTATTAATAATATCTGCATCATTAAAAGATGCTTCAAATTCTAGTTCTGCATTAGAAGCTGTACCAGTATCATTGGCAGCCATTTTCTTTGTTAATTCATCCCAAGTATTATTGTGATTTAATTTAGTTTCTTTAATATGATTTGATAAAATACCAGTATGTACTGTTTTATATCCACTTACAGTTTCTTTAAATAAATAACTTTTAAATAATTCTTTAACTTCTTTATTAGAATTTTGTAAATAAGGNTCAAATTCTTTNAGATCCATAGATGNTAAATAATCATTTGCATCAGNTATATTTGTACTTTTATTGTAAGCTTGAGATTTTCTAGTTATCTCAGGTAAAGTCTCAGTTATTANTTTTTGTAATTCNTTTTTATCTTCAGTTGTTTTAGTTTTCTTTGCTGTNTCNTNAATAACNTTACCGATTGATGCAATAGCATTTCCTTGAGCTAATGCTAAATTACTATCTAATGTTAATGCTGATATATTAGGAGTTGGAACATTTGTTATCTTACTTTGTGATCTATTTATTTTAATTACAGCCATATTAATTTCCTGTTAAAATACTTCCAGTTTGTGAATTACTATAAGCTTGTCCAGCAGCTTTTAACATTCCAGTTCTAAATTGTAATTCGCCTTTAAATTTTTCGCCTTGACCTTTAGCTTGTAGAAGTGATGCGTTATTAATTTCATTTTGAACGGCAACAGTTGAGTTAAAGCTTTGAACTGATATTTCAAAAGCATCTTCTATAGATTGTTCTAAACCAACTAAATAAGGTGTCTCACCTATTCTATCTACATCAAATCCACTTTTTAAAAGATTAACAAATTGATTAGACCTGTTTCTTTCTTGATCTTTTTTTAGTCTTGGTAGTGTAACTTGATTAAATGTTGTTCTTTTAATTTCTGCATTCTTTCTAGCTAGTTCAGCTTGTTTGGCATAAAGATTAGCATTGTAATTTCCTAATGCTCTTGCACCAAAAGCACCAAATATATTTCCTATAAAACTCATTAATAAATTTTCCCCAGTTGATAATAGTCAGATCCATCTGGACCATAACATTTTTTAATTCCTTCAATTTCTAAACCAAGCCAGGTAGCAAACCTGACACCTAATTTAAAATCAGCCTTAACGGATGTTTGTAATCTTTTAATCTTATTTTTTTTACACATCTCATCAGTTAATTCTTTCATTGTTTTGGCTGCTAAAAATCTCATTTCAAATATATTTTGTGATGCAAGTACCCAGCCTTCAGCAACTCCATTCCATAAAATAACTATACCAATAGAAAAAACTGGATTGTCATCTACAAACATAGTGTAAGCATTGCCTTTTGTTGAATAGTTACAAATTCTGTTATCTTCAAAACTAGCGTCTATTTCCATTAGCTTTGAGTTCATACCAAAAGAAATAATTTTATCTGCGTGTTCTGGAATGAAGTCTTTAATTTCGTTAGCCATCGTTTGTTACAATAGTTGGATATAAGGCTAAAACAGTTAGTGGTAATGCTTGATCTTGTTTAACAAATATAAATCCATCAGTATTGTAATCGTCTGAAAATTCTACTTCTTTATCTCCAGCTAAAAATGTTGATACTGGTAAATCCATTGCACCTGATGTTGTTCTAAAAGGTACAGTTTCTAAGTTATCTAATGAAGGACCAACTTTAGCACCTACAGTTTCAAACAATCTTAAAACTATTTTTGAAATTCTTTTTATCTTTCCTTGAGCAGTTCCTTCTGTTTGACCAGCTCCAGCTTCAATTCTCATTGTTTGTAATACGGAGTTATAAGGTAAACCAACAACAACTTTTCTTGATGCTCTGTCTAAAGATATACTTCCTGAAGTTACAACTTTTGAAGAGTGAGTAGCACCATCTGCTAATATTGATACAGCTTCTCCTTCTAAATGATCTAGTCCTGATAGTGAACTAACTGCTACTCCTGAATAAGATAAATGACTATCTACAAATTTAAAATCTTCTGGTGCAGTCTCATCAAAATCAAAATTAGAAAAACATTCAACATATCGTCTTACAGCTCCATTTACCCATCTTTGAGTAATTACCCAAAGTTCATCTTCATTTAGATCTCCAGATATAGTTGCAACACTTTCTACTTTAGCATCTTGTAAAATATTATCTGTTTGTTCTGATGTATGAGCTGAAGTTAAAGAAACAACAGTTGTTAATTTACTATCAGTATAAAGTTTAAATTGATCATCATCTACTCTTGAAACATAGTATTCAATATTTTCACTTAACCCACCAATAGCTGTTCCAATATTATCATAAAAAATTATATCGCCAGTTTCTAATCCATGATTTTCTGAATAAATTACATTAGAAGAAATATTTACACCTTGATAAATAAATTGTGTTGATGCTGTACTTGGTCCAGTTAAACTAATTGCAGTTCCAGCAGCAGAGTTAGCAGCAGTCGTTGCAAGTTTAATTGTATTAGCATCTGTTCTAATTACAAAATAAAGAGATCCACTTGATATTCCAGTAATAGGATTAGCAGCAGCATAATAATAAATTGGATCATTAGTTGCTAGTCCATGAGATGATAATGTAATTGTATTATTTGTTCCATTAACAATCGATGTATTTGCAGTAAAAGAAATTTGTTGTTGAATAATATTTTTAGTTGTATCTGATTTGCCACCTACGATGTGTCTATGCCAAGCAACAACATTATCAGTTCGTTGATAAGTTAAACCTGATAAAACTCCGTCATCTCTAACACACCATAAAATACTATCTGGTGCTTGTTGATAAGCCATTTCATTAATACCACTATTTGTAACGGTTTCATTTAATATACAAAGATCAGGTGCAACATATCCATCTGTATCGTAATTGTAGGCTAGTTCTCTAATTTTTCTTTTTGCTCTTTGTAAAAATAAAACAGCATTACCAGCTGGTTGAGCATCAACATTAGCAGCACCAAAAGAGCTTTGTCTTCTAATCTGTATATTNGTTGGTGTAACCGCAGCATCTGTTCCATCTGCACTAACAGAAAATTCTCCACCAGTAGTTCCTATCAATAAAGTTCTGACAGCTTTTAAATATCTAATTTTATTAACCTGGTTACTGGCAATGGTATAAACCATAGCGTCATCAGCATTTGTACCAGTAGTCATATTTTCGTAATCTCCAGATTTAGAGAAATACAAAGTTTGTGGCTCATCTTTAGTTCCAGCAAAAACTAATCTTTGTTCAAAGAATGATCCGCATGAAGGATGTCCAGTTGTATCTGAAAATGCTCCAAGCTTAAAAGCGGCTGTAGCATCAGTATTAGCAAAATCTGTAGTGATTGTTGCAACTGCAACTGTAGCATTTGTTCTAGCTGTAATTTTTGCTTTACCAGAATTAAAACTTACTATTCTTCCAATATCTGTTGCTAACCAACCTACCCCACCATTAACACCAGTTACAGCAGATAAGGTTAAAGTTTTACCAGTTGCTGCTGCTGTTTGTTGAGGTGTAATAGTTGTCGCTGTAGTGTTTTCAGATAAATAAGGTCCATCTGTAAATTCAACTTCTGTTAATGTCCAGGCTGTGTGACCAGTTCTTGATAACTTCATCACTTCGTGATTTGGATGAGTTATGTACATTACATCCGCACTTTGTGAAAATTTTAATTCAAATAATTCAGCAGTTAAATATGGAGAAGTTATTTCGTAAATTCTATTAGCATCTCCACCAGATGAATAAGTTGTAAATGCAGATGAATTTATATCTGTTCCATCAACATTTTGTAATTCAAAAGTGTTAGTAGTTTTGTCAGCAACTTTAAAAGTTTTACCATTTACTTCTGTCATGCCAACTACAGAAGATAAGATAACAAAGTCTCCATTTGCAAAGCCATGACCATTAGCAGTTACTACAGCTGGATTAGCTTTAGTAATTGCAGATATAGTTACATCGCCTTCAGTAATTTGACCTTTATCTTTAAACATTCGGATATAAGTATTTCCAAATTCTAAAACATAAGTTTGAGTTGTAGAAAATTCAAAAGGTATTAATCTTGTTTTTGCAGAGCTTGTTTTAACTTCTGAAATAAATTGAGTACCAACTCTTCTTGCAGCTGCACCTTGAGGATGCACTAACATATTTTGTAAAGTTTTACATCCTGAAGTATATTTATCAAAATCTATTCTACCATCCATCTTGGCAGAAAATTCTCCTGATACGAAACTATTTAATGATGCTGTAGTTCTTGGCATATTTATTTTTCCAAATTTCTTTTTGTGTTAAATTTTTTTCATCTTTTTTTTGTTTAAGTCTTGGATCTATTTCGTTTGAATTTATTTCTTCTACTAAAGCATATCGATAAACTTTAGATGAGTTACCCCATTGAAAATGTAATAAGTATTTTTTTTCTGGATANATACTAACTAGAGTTGGATCGAAATCTGATACGGTCATTATAACCTTGCATCAGTAAATTCATTTGCCTCGATTGTTCCTAAACTATTTTCTGTAGCATCTATAAATCTTGCTTCTCTTAATCTTTCATCAGCTCTAGCCATATATTGATTAGCTAGTGTTGCATTGTTTGTAATTGCATAAGCTAAATCTGCTGATAGTTGATGTGAAATACTTTCTCTTAAATATGTATCGTAATTATTAGGATCAGTATCTAATGCAATATAGATTAAAAAAACTGTATCTATATCTGTTACAATGTTTCTACCTTCTAATTTATAATCTAATGATGCTGCTATACTGTCTGTAGTACCATTATGAATTTTTAAAACTCTCAAACAATCTGAAGGTAATGCGTAAGCATGATCATATTCTACTACTGGAGCTGTAGAGTTCTGAGCTAATTGAACTCTTTTATGCAAACAGTTCCAAGCATGAGATCTAAATACTCTATTTCTTACTGGTTCATATCTTTGATTACATAAACGAGCGTTTTTAGTATCGTCTGTTAATGCTGATATTGTTGATGCACCCAGCAGATTTAACGCTGAATTGCACATATTTACTACTGATGCCATTATGTATCTTCTCCTACTTGTTTACATTGAAATTTTATTACTAATTTTTCTCTCTCAATTCTGTCTTTTTCAAAATCTTTTATTGAAGCTAAATTCTTAAAAGTGTCGTGTGAAACTCGATAACCATCAAGAACACAATCAAAGTGATTATTATATTGTAATCCAGCTATTTGATTAGATGGACATTCGCCAGTAGTCATACTGCACATATATAAAACTAAAATATACTTCACTTTAACATTTCCATCTTCTTCTAGCTTGTCTAATTCTTGAGTTAGGATTGTTTCTAGTTTTTGCTGAACTTCTTTTCAGTTGTCCACCTGATCTAGCACAATATGATTTTCTTCTTTTGGCAGCAGCTGATCCTCTTTTAACTTTACCAGTTACTGCGGTTTTTAATTTTGATCCTGGATTAGCAGCTCTATAAGCTCTAACTCCTTTTCTAGTCATTCCAGCTCCAGACTTTGTAGGTCTGTAATTTCTTTTATTTCTGGAAATTGATCTAGCCATTATGATTGCACTCTAGGCGGCTTCCACTCTCGCTTTCACCGCCTAAAATTATTTTTCCTAGTCTATTACATAGAACATTTGAAGTTGGATAGTTCCAGCTCCATCAGCACCAGCCAATGTAACTGTAATCGGAACACCATCTTCATTTGCGTCAAGTACAGAGTTTTTACCTAAAGCCATAGTAACAAGAACATCAGAGCTAGTAGCAGATGTTGAAGCTGCCGCTGCTTTGTATTCATCTACATCTAATGCTTGAGCTGTTCCGTCTGCTTTTGTGTGAGCAGCGTAACCAACTGAAAGTGTAGTACTAGAATTAAGAGCGTCATGTGATAATGCTCCTGATAATAGTCTTGCACCATTAGGTAAACTAAACATAGTAATAGTAGATTGTTCAGTTGCAGCTTCGTATTCTGCAAATGCCATTCTAACTCTACCACCAAGTTCGTTTGTATCTAACTTAGTAACAGGTGTAGTTTGTGTTTTAGCGTATTGTATTGAATTAGCCATAATTTAAAACCTCCTATTAATTAAGCTTCGTGACATGGAATTTGAACAACAGCTTTCTCTTCCATTCT